CTTTGATTTTTCTCCGGAGGGTTAAATTATATTTTGGTTTTAGACATTTCCTCAGAGGGTTGATCTACCGGCTCCTTTCACATAGAACAGTTTAAGATTATCCCCCATAGTCACACCTTCCTATATTCCATTTCATACACTCGGCATGGTCGACTCTCTAAGAAAGTGCCTAAAAACTAACCAGAAAGGAGCAGTAACTACATGAAAACTAAGAAAGAAGAAGTTGAAATAATCCCAATTAATCACGCAACTACTATGGAAGGCAGGGAAAACGAATTGATTGCCCTTGCCTATGATGCAGTAGAGAAACGTATTCGTGAAGGAACTGCTTCAAGTGCTGAATTAGTTCACTTTCTCAAATTGGGATCAAGTAAGGAACGGTTGGAACAAGAGGTTCTACAGTCTGATAGAGATCTTAAGCAAGCCAAAGTCTCAGCAATACATGCAGCAGAGACGTCTGACATTGCTTACCAGAATGCAGTTGAGGCAATGAGGAGATATTCTGGCAATGATTGAATGATTACTGTTTGAGTATACGATTGAAGAAGGTCCAATACCAATACTCACAGTAGTAACAATGAGGTATTTCTAACAATGAATGATTACAATTGGAATTTAGATATTCTCCAGCACGCAGAGGATGTGGTTGACTCAAAAGGTAAACGTGGATCTACTGCAACTGGTCATGCACACTACACGAAGAATTGGAAGAAGTCCTCTTCCAAAGAGAGTAACGAAGAGAAGAAAAAGAAAGAGACTGAGACAGTTAATAAAGTAGTAGATAAAGTTCTTGCAACTGCTGAAGTAAATCTTAGAGATGTAAAGTTTGATGGAAGCGATAAGTCCATGAATCTAATCAATTCTGTTCTCAAGGGATTGGATAGAAGTGGAGCAAAGAATCTTCCGTCTTCAGCAAAGATTATTTACAACATGAAAGAGCGTCAGAGAAAACTCTTTCCTGACTCTGTAGCTCACTCAGCTCATCTGTCTGAGAATTGGACTAAGGAAGATCAGTCAGCATACAATAAGGAATATTATAGACAGCATCGTGATGAAATTCTTGCAAGAAAAGCTGAAAAGGGAAAACGTGGTCAGTTAGATCTCTTCAACGAAGAAGAGGGAGCTGCTCTGATGGATAAAATTGTTGAGGATCAAGAGAATCAAATGAATTGGCTTAAAGAGCATTCAAATCCTGTTACTGATACTTATCGTAAACTTATTGAATTTATGAATACACCAATCTCCAAGTTACTTCCTCAAAAGAAAGAAACTCCAAAGCAACCAGAGAAGAAAGCATATGCTCCTGGCACTCTTGGATACGCAATAGATAATGGACAGGAAGATGAATGGTTTGACTCATTTGAAAAGAATAAAAAGAGAAGACAGTCTTTTGAACATTCTTCAATCAATGATCCGCAGTACGGAATTCCTGAACAGAAGAAGTTTCCCCTTGATACAAAAGACCATGTGATCTCTGCAATTAGGTTTTTCAATTATGCTGATCATCAGTATAGAAAAGAACTTGCGGAAAGAATTATTAGAAAGATTCATCAGTATGGAATCGAAGTAACTCAGACTGAACAGAATGATTTCTACAAATACTATCAACCAAGATGAAACGATCATATTTAGAGTTAATTACACTTCCAACATTCGAAGAGCGCTTTAATTACTTGAAGCTTTGTGGAAGGCCATCAGAGGTAACATTTGGTAGAAATCGAAATCTCAATCAGATGCTATATCACTCACCTCAATGGAAAACAATAAGACAGAAAGTAATTATACGAGACAATGGTTGTGATCTAGGAATAGCAGAAAGACCATTATCAAAGTCTGCTCTCGTTCATCATTTAAATCCAATTACAATTGAACAAGTAACAAATCATGATCCAGCGGTGTTTGACTTAAATAATCTCATCACTGTGTCATTGCAAACACACAACGCAATTCATTATGGTGCTCTTGAAAGACTTACTCCAACAAGTCCCATAGAGCGAAAACCAAATGACCAGATACCATGGAGGTAAAATGTCTATGAATAACTATATTTCTCATCACGGTGTTAAGGGACAAAAATGGGGTGTAAGGAACGGTCCACCTTATCCAATTGAAGACAAAGTGCTTAAAAAAGATACAAAGCTGAATTCGATTGAATATGTATTTAATCGAGCAATCCCCAATATCAATAAAAAATGGAAGTACACTTATAATCCAGAAAATAAATGGGATTCAAAAGTGTATCGCGGACCTTTTTCTATTTACAAATCAAACTGGGGTCAATATCCACTTGAAGATGTAAGCTATGAAGTCACAAGAGATCTGAAAATGCCGAACAGTAAAGAACGATATGAAGCATTTAAGAAAGTATACAACGAGAATAAAGATGTTGCAGTAAAAGATCTCAGTAATGTGCAAGGAAGGCTCAAAAACTATGGTTTCTCCGAGTACCCAAGTGAACGTGATAGAAAATCAGTATCGGTTGATCTTTCAAATCTTAAAACAGAGGATGACTATAAAGCGGCCTATGACATATTTAACCATGCAATGGAAAATGTCGAGGCGTTTAAGACAACGAAGAAATACAAGGAATTAATGGAAAAGAATTTTGACGCTATGGTTGATGATAACAATCAGGGCGTTTATAATGAGGCACAAGATCCGATAATTATTTTTAATCGAAAAGATTTGAAATGGCTCGGTACTACTGACTATAATGTTCTTGCAAATATGTATAAGAATTATACTGATGTCAAGAGAGAACTTAATAAACAAGGAAAGATCATAAAGCTATGACAAAAGAAGAATTAAAAGAAAAGATTTCAAAAGATCTTGAGGACCATAAAACTGAAAAGTTTTTTAGAATAAGTGACTACACGAACAAAGAAAATGAGTTGCATCGTTCTTTTGGATGTGATCTTTCAAGAAGCAGTGATTCCTCATCATCAAAGTAATAAACAACTGGAATAAAAAGTCTAAAAAGTATGAATTGGTATCGTCGAAAAAATGAAAAAGAACTCTGTTAAATATTCATAAGACTATGACCAAAGAAGAATTAAAATTGAATTAAGAGTAATGACTAAATAAAGAAAGGCTCCGATTGGATCGATAATCACATCGATGAGTTTGGAATGGTTTGGTGGTCAACTGCTCCTGATAATGTTGCTTCTCAAAAACTAGCAGAGAAGAATGGATGGAAATACAGCAACAAAGATTCCAATGAAGATTGGAAGATCTATAGAAAACAATAACTAAAAGAAAGGAGGAATCTAATGGAACAGTCAATATTACAGTCGATGAAAAAACTCTTAGGTATCGTACCAGAGTATACAGCTTTTGATGATCAGATCCTCCTTGATATTAATGCTGCCTTCTCAACATTACACCAATTAGGAATAGGACCAGAAGAAGGATTTGAGATTGTAGATGATACTACAACTTGGGATTCAGTAGTTACCGAACCTCGATACAATTCTATCAAATCTTATGTTGGAATGAAGGTGAAATTAATGTTTGATCCACCAACTTCTTCATTTGCTCTGGATGCTCTTAAGAACCAGATAGCAGAATATGAGTGGCGGATCACAAGCGAGAAGGAGTGTTATGGTTAATAATTGGGATGATTATCTTCAGTACTTGAGTATTCATGGGCATGATGAGCGGACTAATAATCAAGCCTATGCCATTGTGGATTGCCTCAATACGCATAATGGAGAAAAGAGTAACTGATATGGGAAAAGCACATCTTTCATCGTTCTGGACCAGAGAGAGACAGCAAGCTTACAATCATTGGTACTATCTTCATAAGAGAAAGAAGAAAGAGGAAACATTTACATCAAATGCTCAAGACTATATAAATAGAATTCTTCACGAACCCTATCTTAATAACTTGAAGCATAACTACGAGTTAGGAAAGAAAATCATAAATAAAATACTTAAAATTTATGAAAAATCGAATGCAGAGTCTAAGATTAAGACAAAAGTTCAAGAGGATAAGATTTGGGCAACAAATCCAACGTATAACAATCCAAATAAAGTACGCCCTCACTCTCCAAACGATTTCAACACAACGACTTGGGATGATGCAACGAATTGGGATGATTTCTAATCCTTCTCCTCAATCCAGTAAATTTCTTCAAGCGATTTTTAGTGTTTTGATAGTCCATCTGAATTCTATCTCCATTATCAATACGATAATAATATCCATAAGAATTCTTTACAAATTGTGTGACATTAGCAGCAGTACCATCTGGATAGTAATAGCTGGTAGCAGTTACAACAGTATTGAAGGATCCTTCAAAAGACCCTTTCCACATTCTTTTGGTACTTGTAGTAGAGATCACATTGTAGAAAGTTCCACCATCAAAATCAAATAAGTATTTCTGAGTATCTCTACCAATACGCTCTTTAAAGCTTACGCAATTGTGATCTTCTCTTGGATAAGTTATCTGATTTGGCGAGTCACCTAGTTTTGAAAGCCAGCAGATTATTAATATTATAACGCAAATGATTGTAAAGCATCCACTCTTTTTCTTCGTAGTTTTCATATCAAACATTATAGCATATAGGAGGTGAGAATAAAAGTGAATAATTTCAATTGGGATCTAGACAATTCCTATATAGAGCACTCACAGAGATTGGGTGCTAAGTGGGGCGTTATGAATGGCCCTCCATATCCGCTTGATTACAACCAGCTCTCCTCCGAACAGAAGAAAGAAGTTCAACCTGGAGAGTTTAAAACAGTTGGTGGAGTAAAGACAGCAATCTCTAAAATTAAAAATGGAATAGTGTCTGTTCATGAAAAGCACAAAGAAGAGAAACATCAGAAAGAAGTAGCTGAGAAGAGAAAAGCAGCTCTTGAAAAGGCTCGTGCAACTCAGGCTGCAAATCGTGAAAAGGCTGCTCAAGAGGCTAAAGAAGCTGAGGAGAAACAGAAGGCAGCAGAACAGCACGAGAAGGATCGCCAAGAGGCTCTTAAATCTGGAAACTTAAGCGAGATTCAGAAGTATATATCTGAGTCATCTGCTAGTGAATTAAACGAAGCTCTCAATAAAGCACGAGTAACTCAGCAGATCACAGACGCGATTAATAGAGCTTCTGGCAATCAGCAAAGACAGTCTGATCCAGAATCGGAAGCAAGACGAGATGCCCTTTGGTCTGGTGACATTAAGAGAATCAGAGAAGTTGCATCTGATCCAAATGTCTCTTATCAGGACCTTCAGAATGCGGTTAATAAGGCCAATTTCATGGCTTCAATGAATTCTGCTAATAAGAAAGGTAATCCGGTATTCGAAGCAGCAGAAAAAGGTCAAGCGAAACTGAATAAGATGATTGGTTATTACAACACTGGTACTCAACTTTGGGATGCTGTTGCTAGTGCTTATAACATGGCTAATAGAGATAAGATGGTTGATGACATGCCATTGTTCAATTCAAATGTCAAGACTTTCACTAAAGAAGATAAACTGAAAAGGCTTAATGATAAAAAACGAGCAGTTACTGTGCAACAGGCTATATCAACTGGAGATCTTGAAAAAATTTCAGCTCAATTTGGTAACATGACCAATCAGGAAATAAGAGATGCAAAAGATCGATTCCAGAACATCAACGCGATTAATAACTTCTTGAAGTCAAAGGATAAAAACAAAAAGTAAATAACAGGGAGTGACACAATATGCTATCTAATACTGCAACTCCAAAATATTACGGCGAATTCAGAGATGCGGTTATTAGAGGTGAGATTCCAGTTAATAAAGAAGTCTCAATGGAGATGAACCGCATTGACAGACTTATTGCCGACCCAACCATCTACTATGATGACAAGAAAGTTGAAGGATGGATCGAATTCTGTGAATCTGAACTCACTCTTAGAGATGGTTCGGATTTGTTTATGATGCCCTCCTTCAAACTTTGGGGTGAACAAATATTTGGATGGTATTACTTCATCCAAAGAGATGTATGGAATCCGGAACTCAAACAATACGAACCAAAGATCATTAAAAAGCGATTAACTAACAAACAATATTTAATCGTTGGAAGAGGAGCTTCTAAGACCTGTTATGCCAACTGTATCCAATCATATGGATTGGTCGTAGATACAACGACTACTCAGCAGGTTGTAACAGCTCCTACAGAAAGACAAGGTCAAGAGACATTCTCTTACTTCAAAACTGCTATCTCAAGAGCAAGAGGTCCTCTGTTTCAATTCCTAACAGATGGATCATTGCAAAACACTACAGGTTCCAATCGAAACAAGATGAAACTGGCATCCACAAAGAAAGGTATTCAAAACTTCTTAACCAATTCTCTAATGGAATTCTGTCCTATGTCTGTTGATAAGTTACAGGGTCGGGGAGACAAAATAGCAACCGTCGATGAGTGGCTTTCAGGAGATATTAGAGAGGATCCTATTGGTGCAATTGAGCAGGGAAGTAATAAGGTTGATGACTACATTATTGTTGCAACCTCTTCTGAAGGAACTGTTCGTAATGGTGCTGGTGACACGATCAAAATGGAACTTAAAAAGATACTTATAGATGATCCTGAAAAGGGAGGATACCACAATCCTCATGTAAGTATCTGGTGGTACAAACTTGATGATGTTAGTGAAGTAGCCTATCCAGCGCTTTGGCTTAAGGCTAATCCAAATCTTGGTAAGTCAGTTACTTATGAAACTTACCAGTTGGATAAAGAGAAAGCCGAGAATGCCCCAGCAAGTCGGAATGATATTCTGGCAAAGAGATTTGGAATCCCGATGGAAGGCTATACTTATTTCTTCACTTACGAAGAAACAAAGCCAACCGCTTACAAGCAGTCTTATATTGGACTACCATGTTCGCTTGGATGTGACCTTTCTCAGGGTGGTGACTTCTGTGCTTTCACATTCTTATTCCCACTATCAAACGGTTCATTTGGAATCAAATCAATTAACTATATTTCCGAATACACACTACAACAGCTTCCTGCAGCAATGAGAGAAAAGTATCAACATTTTATTGATGAAGGCACTCTTGTTGTTATGCCTGAGACAGTTCTTGATATGCAACAAGTGTATGACGATCTTGATAAACATATCCAGACTAATCAATACGATGTTAGGTCTCTTGGATATGACCCTTACAACGCTAAGGAATTCATTACAAGATGGTGTCAGGAGAATGGTGAGTTTGGAGTAGAGAAAGTTATCCAGGGCGCAAAGACTGAATCAGTTCCGTTGACAGAATTGAAAAAGCTTTCAGAACAGAGAGCACTAATCTTTGACGAAGAACTGTTCTCTTGGACAATGGGTAACTGTGTTGTGCTTGAGGATACGAACGGAAATAAGAAACTTTATAAGAAAAAATACGAAGCAAAGATTGATGCTGTTGCAGCATTGATGGATGCATTCGTTGCTTACAAGTTAAACAAGGAGAGTTTTGAATGACAAATAACTATAACCCATACGCATTTCAATACAATCCGTATCAGCCTTCTCAACCTGTTCAACAGAATCTTCCAAGACAGGAGATCATTGGTGTGAATGGTAAAGAAGGAATTAACCAGCTTCAATTAGGACCTAATAGTTCTATCTTTGCTTATGATAAATCGACATCAGGTCCTTATGGCTTTATCAAAGCTACAGATGAAGTTGGTATTGCAACTGTTAAGAGAGTGAAATTAGTTTTCTTAGATGATGATGTTAAAGAAGAGAAACCAATCATAGATGCAGCTGATAGTAGATACGTTCTGAAATCAGACTTTGATGAGCTTTCAAAGAAAGTAACTTCAATGTGGGAGGAATTAAATGGCAAATCAAATTGAGGATTTAATCAATGGTTCAAGGAAACAGAGCAATTCACAACCTCAGCAGGCGCAGCAACCAAATTCACAAGTCAACGGATTCCAGCAATACTTCAATGATCCTAGAATGCAGAAAGTTTACGACTATGTATATCAGCATGGCGGAAATCCTCAACAAGCATTCTTCAATATTTGTAAGGAGACTATGCAGAATCCTATGATAATCTTTAATAAATTGATGGGAATGTAAAACAATGAGAACGTTAGAGTTTGATGTTAAAGGACAAGAGTTATCCAAGCATGATGAAAAGCAATTCTTCTCATTGGTTAAGGGAGCAAAAACAGTTCTTTGCAAGTTCACATTTGATGACACTTGGAAAGACTATAAAAAGGCAATTGAATTTATTACAAGATACGAATCTCAATTCTACTTTCTTGATGAAGACGATTGCTTTGAGATCCCTGAAACAGTTTTGGCAAACTCTTATTTCAGAGTAAAGTTGTACGCCATCAAGGACGATGAGGCGGTGTTTCCAACTAACACAATATTAATTCGTCAGATTGGAGATTACTAATGGCTGGTTCTTTATCATTACTCTTAGCAGGAAACAATGTACCTGCTGAAGAAGCTCTCATCATTCCTGGTACTACACCTACTCTCTTTGTCTCAATCGATAAAGACATAATGAAAAAATCTACAAACGCAAGAATTGATATTTTGGAAGAAGGTATGGAAATTCCACTTCAAGTCTTTGGAGCGATTAATGAGACAGGGGTTAGTTACACATTTACTCAGGGCGAAACATATCAGTTTACACAAGGTTCGATCAAAATCCAAGTTCATGGTATTACAACAGACGGTACGGCTTGGAAGACGAAAGTGTTCCAGATTGATATTGGAGAGTCTCTGAGCAATACAATTATTTAAAGGAGGTCTATTTATGGCAGACATGCAAAGAGTTATTGAAGCTAAGGCCTCCGTTTCAGTTGGTAAATTAAATGAGAATGGAGAAATAGCACCAGAACTTATCAATGTAGACTCCAATCTTAATGTTGGTTACATGGTAGTGCTTCCTCCAGTAACGAATAACGAAGGAAAGGTCCTTGCCGTTCAGGGAAATCAGCTTACTTGGATTGATGTGTCAACCCTTATTGATGATCTTTCTAAGCAGGTCGAAGAGTTAAAGCTTACTGCAAATGAACATGCTGATGCAATGGAAGTAGACGAGAATGGTCTTGTCTATCTTCTGAACAATAGTGAACGTATTGCAGGTCCTTATGGTCCATTTGCAGGTGGCAAAGGTGGAAGTGGTGGTTCTCAGAATAACGCTACAATGGTCCTTAACAATACATCAGGCTTTCTTTCAAAGACTGTTTCAAGTGAAGGATCCTGCCCAATAAAGTTTAATTGGAGCTCTACTGAGAATGATCTTTCAACTGGTCCTGGTACTCTTACTATTCTTGTGAACGGAATTAGTAAGGCAATTCAGAATGTTGATCAAGGAGACGTTGAAGTAGATCTAAAGCCTTATCTTCAAGCTGGAACGAATAGAGTAAGAATTAGAGTTTCTGATGCATACGATAACATCAGAACACTTAATTTTACAATTACATCTATTGCAATCTCTCTTGAGTCACAATTTGATGATACAGTTACATTTAATGACACAATTGAATTTATATATACTCCGATTGGCAATGTAAAGAAGACTATTCATTTCTTACTCGATGGAAGCGAAGTAAATAGTTTTACAACTTCGGTATCGAATAGACAATTAAGTTATACTTTCGATCATCAGAATCATGGAATGCATTCAATTGAGTGTTATTTCACATCTGATATTGATGGAAATACAATTGAATCAAATCATCTATACTATGAAATCATTAGTGTGGATCTTGGTAATAAGACTCCAATAATTGCATCTGATTATAGAGTTTCTGAAGTAGAACAGTACACTTCACTTCCGTTTACTTTTAGAATCTATGATCCAACAAGTCTTACTGCACAGATTAAGCTCTATGCAAATGATGTTGAGCTTACAAGTCTGAATGTAAATAGAAATCAGCAGACTTTTACATATAGACCTGATAACGTTGGAACTCTTAAGTTTAAAATTGAAGTAAAGAACGATTATGGAACTGTTTCAAAAGAATGGTCTATTAATGTAACAGAGTCTTCTATTAAGGTTGAAGCAGTTACTGAAAATCTTGATTTAGCTCTTACATCTTACGGTAGATCCAATAACGAAGAAGATCCTTCGATTTGGACAGATGGAAAAACTTCTGCAACGCTTGAGAATTTCAACTTTATATCTGATGGTTGGAAAGAAGACGATGATCAAAATACTGTTCTTAGAGTAACTGGTGATGCAAGAGTAACAATTCCGATTAAGATTTTTGCAAATGATTTCAGAACAACTGGTAAAACAATCTCTCTGGAATTTGCAACATCTGACGTACTTAATTATGACTCAACTCTTATCTCTTGTATGAGTGGAGGAAGAGGATTTGAAGTAACTTCTCAGATGGTTAGACTAGTTAGTGAACAGTCTGAGATCAGTACGCAATTTAAAGAAAATGAGCATGTAAGAATTGATTTTGTTGTTGAGAAGAGATCAGAGCATAGACTTATTGAGATTTATATTAATGGTGTAATGTCTGGAGCAATTCAGTATCCAGATAGTGATGATTTCTCTCAGAAAGTTCCGGTAGACATTACAATTGGATCTAATGATGTAACGACTGATATTTATTGTATCCGGGTCTATAATAATGATCTTACAAGATTCCAGATTGTGAATAACTGGATTGCAGATACTCAGGACATTACTGAGAAGCTTGCAAGATATTCTCGCAATAATGTATTCGATGACTATGGAAAGATTGTAATTGATAACCTTCCTCACGATCTTCCATATGTGATTATTGAAGCGGATCAGTTACCTCAGTATAAGGGAGATAAGAAGACCGTTAAGATTACATTCAGAGATCCGTCAGATAGTTCAAAAGACTTTGTTGCACTTGGAGTAGTCCTTAATGTTCAGGGTACCTCATCTCAGTATTATCCTGTAAAGAATTATAAAGCTAATTGTAAGCTTGGATTCACAGATGATAATAACGAGACTGAAAGTACTTATAAGATGAACAAAAATGCTATTCCAACTAAGGAATTCTGTTTCAAAGCAGACTTTGCTTCAAGTGAAGGTGCAAACAATGTTGAGCTTGTAAAACTTTATAATGATATTTGTCCTTATAAAACTCCTGCTCAGAAAAAGAATCCTTTGATTCGTCAAGGAATTGATGGCTTCCCAATGGTAGGATTCTGGAATAAAGATGGAAATGTAAGCTTTTTGGGTAAGTACAACTTCAATAATGATAAAGGTACTTCTGAAGTTTACGGTTTTACAGATGGTGATGAGTCTTGGGAAATCTCCAATAATACTTCTAATAGAGTATTGTGGAAGTCAAATGATTACTCAAACGATGATTGGCAGAACGATTTCGAATCAAGATTCCCAGAAGACTACTTTGACTATGCGCAATTGAAAGCATTTGCAGATTGGGTTGTACAGACAGACACAACTGCTGTTACTGGCAATGCTCTACCTGGAACAGTGACTTATGATGGTACTGAGTATTTAAATGATACAAAAGAATATAGACTTGCTAAATTTAAGAATGAACTTAGTAATTATGTAGAACTTGATGATACTATATTTTATTATCTGTTCACTGAACTATTCTTGATGGTGGATAGCCGAGCTAAGAACGCTTTCCCATCATTTATTGGTTCTGAAGTAACTGATAGTTCACTAGGAATCAAAAGAAAAATAGTTTGGCTTCCATATGATATGGATACCGCAATCGGCATTAATAATGAAGGTGCTCTAGCATTCTCATACTATCTTGAAGACATTGACACTCTCGAAGGTGCGAAAGTCTTTAATGGTCAAGATTCAGTCCTCTGGTGTAATCTTAGAGATACATTCGGATCTGAAATTGCATCTATGTATAAGGATCTACGTTCAAAAGGAATCCTTTCTTATGAATCAGTTGAAAAGAGATTTGAGAATCACCAGAAAGCTTGGCCTGAGGCTCTTGTAAATGAAGACTCCTGGATTAAATATATTCAACCAATGATCGACAATGGAACAACAGATTATCTTCAAATGCTTCAGGGTCTAAAAACACTTCAGAGAATGTGGTGGTTGTTTAACCGTTTCCGCTACATGGATTCGAAGTATAATGCTGGCGATGCTTTCAATATTTATATTAACTTAAGAGGCTACGCAAAATCTAACATTACAGTAACTCCTTATGCTGATATTTATCCTGCAGCAAAGTTTGGTTCTTATTTCACAGAAAAGAGAGGAAAGAGAAATAAACAAACCGAACTTGTTTGTGGTGTTGATACCCTTAATGATACAGAAATTGCAATTTATTCAGCGGATCAGCTTGCAGATGTTGGTGATCTTTCAGGCTTAAAAGTTGGTTTTGCTAACTTTTCTATGGCAACAAAACTCCAGTCGATTAAGATTGGAGATGCTTCAGAGTCTTATGATAATCCAAATCTTACAAACCTTTCCGTTGGTGCAAACGTTCTTCTTCATAAATTGGATGTAAGAAATTGCTCCAAACTTGCTCAGGCAATTGATTTGACTGGGTGCAGCAATATTGAGGAAGTATATTTTGATGGAACGTCTATCACTGGTGTTGAACTACCAAACGGTGGCATTCTCAAAATCCTTCACCTCCCAGGAACAGTAACTAACTTAACTCTTCTTAATCAGACAGCTCTTACAGATTTTACAATGCCGTCTTATTCAAACATTACAACACTTAGACTTGAGAATAATTCTTCTGTAGTTGATTACAAGAGCATTCTCAATTCTATTGCTGATGGATCAAGAGTAAGAATCCTTGGGTTTACAATGGAAGCTACTGGTGCAGATGAGATTACTACACTGTTCAACGAATTTGACAAGATGAGAGGGTTGGATGAGTCTGGTAACAACGTTGATAAGGCTCAGATTTCTGGAACCATTCATACTGATTCTCTGACAGGTGCTCAGATTGCAGACTTCAATGGAAGATATCCTTATGTCAAAGTTACTGCAGATCACACAACATCTTATTTGCAGTATTACACATTTGATGGAAGTACTCTTCTGAATAGCGAAGTAGTCAAGGATGGTGGAGACGGTGGTACTTATACTGGCAGACCTTCAAGAGCTTCTACACCAGCCAATACCTTCGAATTTATTGGTTGGAGTAGAACGCCTAATTCTACTGTAGCAGATCCTGATTTCGGTAAGGCTGTTACTGCAGATAGAAAAGTTTACGCTGCATATAAGATTACTGGTCAGGTCTATACTGTTAAGTATAAGAACGGTGATTATACTCTTCAGACTATTAATAACGTTCCGTATGGAACTGATACAACTTATACTGGCGAAACACCTGTTATGTATGAGATCAGTTATAAGGGACCAGATGGAACAGTCTACCATAGAGAGAAGATCTATAAGTCCGGAGACAATGGAACCTATACGGGCACACCTAGTAAGCCATCTACAGAACAGTACAATTATACATTTACTGGCTGGAGCAAGACAGAAGGTGGAGAGGTAGATCCAGATGCTAAGAAGAACATTACAAAATCTATTGATCTCTATCCTGTATACACTGAGAGTATTAGAACTTACACAATAACATTTAAAGATAATGCTGGTAATACACTAGAGTCATATACTCTTCCTTACGGTAGTGCAGTTACATACAAGGGCGATACATCCACTATTCATGACTCAGATGGTGAAGGCGAATTTGGTGGGTGGTCCCCAGACTTCTCAAGTACTGTTAATGGTAGCGTAACATATACTGCTAAGATCAGTTATGAATGGGATGATAAACAGATTACAGACGATCTTAACACATTCCTTACAAATGTAGCTAGTGATTATACTAATGGAACAATTACGTATAAAGTAGGTAACTACATTCCAATGACTCTGTCTGATAATAATACTTATAAGGCAAGAATTGTTGGAATAAATAAGGATAATAAGGCTGACGGTTCTGGAAACGCTAAATATTCTATCATTCTGGATGAACTGATGTCTGTAGGTAATAAACGTTGGAATCCATCTATAGTAACAAATTCTGATGGCTCATTTAAAGAAGGAACTGGAGCTATTGGCGGTTGGGAGAAGAGTGAAATCAGAACCTATTACAAGAATACTCTGAAACCGATGCTTCCAGAATCTGTTCAAAATGCTATTAAGCCAGTAAAGAAGACTTACACCTATTGGCCAACGGCAAAAGATGGAACATATCAAAAAGACGGTGAATGTACAGATGATGTTTGGATGCCAAGCTTAAGAGAAATGGGTTATAGCAATGTAAATGACAGACAGGAAACATCCGGACATGTTTATAAGAATGCTTTCCAATCATATGATATGCGAAAGAAGCACGCTGTAAACAACAAGTCATCAAACTCATATTACTGGCTTCGTTCCGCTAGTCGCGACTACCGTTACAATGCGTACTATGTCGATTCGTACGGTGACTGGGGCAACAATCGCGTGGACAGTAATTATTACCTGGCTCTCGGCTTCTGCATCTGACATCATGCCTTTATCCAACCCCGCCATTTAGGCGTGGGTAGAAAGGAGGTGAACTAAATAAATGGCTATTGATTATAAATTCTCTGGCTGGAAACCTGATGGGAAAAACATTACAGGAAACACTGACTGTATTGCTCAGTTCTCTGTTGCTTCTCAGCCAGAGGAGTATAAAGCATTTATTAACGCTATAAAAGCAGGAACTGATTCGTATGAAGTCGGATCGTCCATTCCAGTGATTCTGAATGATGGTAACACTTATCATATGCAGATCGTTGGAAAGAATGTTGATCAGCTTGCTGATGGTTCTGGAAACGCTAAATATTCTATCATTCTGGATGAACTGATGTCTGTAGGTAATAAACGTTGGAATCCATCTATAGTAACAAATTCTGATGGCTCATTTAAAGAAGGAACTGGAGCTATTGGCGGTTGGGAGAAGAGTGAAATCAGAACCTATTACAAGAATACTCTGAAACCGATGCTTCCAGAATCTGTTCAAAATGCTATTAAGCCAGTAAAGAAGACTTACACCTATTGGCCAACGGCAAAAGATGGAACATATCAAAAAGACGGTGAATGTACAGATGATGTTTGGATGCCAAGCTTAAGAGAAATGGCATTTAATGACAATAGCAAGGAAACATCCGGACCAATTTATTCTGAAGTCTTTACAAGTAACTCTGTAAGGCAGAAGCACGCTGTAAACGGGTCATCAAACTCATATCACTGGCTTCGTTCCGCTCGTAGCAGCAGCCGTAACTATGCGTACTATGTCAATTCGAGCGGTGACTGGTACTACGGTAACGTGAGCATTAATTATTACCTGGCTCTCGGCTTCTGCATCTGACATCATGCCTTTATCCAACCCCGCCATTTAGGCGTGGGTAGCTTAATTTAAAACAATATGGTACCCAGAACAAAACGACACGAAAGAACAATTGATGTAAGAATTATTATGCCTGAAAAGGATACAGTATTCTTACCTGTACAAAATGCTGTAGATATTTATGGAACTTTGTTAAAGATTTGCATCCACATGCCAAAAAGAAAGAACGATTTGGTAGCTAAGCCTCTTCTGGAAATATCAACGGAAATGGTAGATTGCGTGAAGCGTGGAAATTCAATAATACCTAAGTATAAATCTGACGCCATTATACGTAGAAATTTTGTATTGAAATCTAAAGCTGCATGTGACTCACTTTCAACACAGTTAAACGTATTTGTAGAAAATCCAGAATTACAGGATAACGTATCAAATGGAGATCTTATTAGACTTGCTGGACTTGTAACTGAAGAATTAAAGCAATTACAAGATATGCTAAATAATGACGAAGTTCGGTATCTATGCCAAGTGGCAAAATGTAACGGATACCATATCGTAAAGAACACAATTAAATACTTCAACGAACTTTTTATAGAATACGGAAAGTATGAAGCTCGAAAACCGAAACACGGCTATCAGAATAAAAGATATAGACTGATAGCTTTTGCAGTTAAACAATTGTCTTACGGTTTCTCAGATTAAAACCGAGAAAGGTTAATATGGATAACAATTCTGCAGCTGATCTTCTCGCGCTTTCTAATATGAATAATGGTAATGCATCTTGGATTTGGCTGATTCTGATCTTTGTTGTTATGTTCGGAATGATCGGAAATAGAGGACCAGCTGCTCCAGCTCCTGCACCATTGCCAATGCCTAACTTTGTTACACAGTCAGAGATGAATGCTGCGATTAACAATCAGACTATTCAGGGTCAGCTTTCTCAGATTGCTTCTGCAACCCAGCAGAATAACTATGAGACTGCTCAGATTATTAACGGGCAGACAAATACGCTAATGCAGCAGAATAATACAAATAATCTTACAGCAGTTCAGGGCTTCAATCAGATTGTAAACCAGTTGATGCAGACGACTTCTCAACTTGGTAATAAGATCGATCAGCTCGGATATCATATGGATCAGTGCTGCTGCGAGGTGAAGACTCAGATGCTTCAGGATCGTCTTGCAGATCGTGACAGACAGCTTGCAGTTGCTCAGAACGATCTGTCTAATGCTCGTCAGTCTCAGCAGATGCTTGGAGCGATGGGGCGTTGGGTAGGTTGGTCCGGATCAGGTTCTCAGGCCCTTTCAACACCTACAACTGCAGCATAAGGTAGTGCGTTATGTTAGATATCCAATATTACACTCTCAAAATGGATGATGAACTCAAAGGAGCCACTGAGTACATCCAGAGAGCAATCAATTGCAAGAAGAGTAAGCCAGATCACGCAAAGCTTTATGCATCTATGAGTGATGGAGAATTAGAGCATGCTTCCAATCTGATGAAGATGTTTGAGGATGACTATACTAAGTGTACTTCAGTATTAGACACAATTCCTGATATCTACCTTTCAATCCATAATTCACTTTCTCAAATGTACACTGATTCTGTTGCTAGAGTAAAGTGTATGCACCAATTGTTTGATAATAAGTAAGGAGGATTTGCAATGGGTAATCCACTTGGCACACTAGAATCCATTCGAACATTCCTTGCGTTCGCTATTCTCGTTTCACAGTTCTTGGTTATGGCGTCCATGTGGATCGACAAAGCAAAAGCTCCAGAAAAGTCTCAAGACATTCGTATTGCAAAACTTGAGCATGACATAGAAGACTTAAAGGACCAATTCCTTCATGATGATAAGCGTATTCAATCATTAGAAGAAGGGAATGTAGTAACACAAGAGGCATTATTGGCCTTAATGAGTCATGCACTAAACGGAGATGACCGAGAAGCACTCATTGAGGCCAAGTCAAATTTGGAACGATACCTCACTCACAAAGGTGTGAAAATGACATCATGAACAAAACTAAAGACGGACATATAAAGAGAATCGTTCAAGGAATCTTTATCTATTGGATAGTGATGATCATTGTCTATTTACTCACGTTCTGGATTAAAGATTCTATACCAGACACCCTAGTTCAGGTAACAATGGGTGGAGGAGTTGTTGAGCTAATATGTACAACGGTTATTGAGGTATTTAAGAAGAAGTACGAGGTAGAAGAATAATTTATGGCGTCAATTATACAACGGTTTCGTTCAAGATGGAATGCGTTCCTAGGACGAGATCCAACAAATGAACTAAGAAGTGGTGAAGGGTTTGCTTATTCAGAACGACCAGATAGAACCTCTTACCGATATGGCAATAAGCGATCTATCGTTTCATCAATCTATAACAGAATTGCTGTCGATGTTTCTGCAATTCATTTCGAACACGCAAAAGTTGATGAGGATGGAAACTTCGCTGAAGAAATTCCATCTGGTCTTAATGAATGTCTAAATCTCTCTGCAAATATAGATCAGACATCTAAATCAATGTTACAAGACCTTGTTCAGTCAATGTTTGACGAAGGTGTTGTGGCTGTTGTTCCAACCGATACCGATTATGATCCTACAACTCTTTCAGAGCAGTATGATGTTCTAGAATTAAGAGTTGGAAAGATTATTGCGTGGTATCCAGCTGAGGTTACAGTTCGACTATACAATGAGCGAAAAGGAATCTTCCAAGATATAAGATTACCGAAGTCATCTGTTGCAATTATTGAGAATCCATTCCATTCAATAATGAATGAACCAAATTCCAATATCCAACGATTGACAAGAGCTATTTCAAATCTCGAACGACTCAATGATCAAAATGCATCCGGTAAACTCGATCTTATCATTCAGCTTCCATATGTTGTTAAGTCAAAACAGCGTAAGATGGAAGCAGAAAAGAGAAGATCTGATCTTGAGGAACAACTAGAAGGATCTACATACGGTGTAGCTTGGACAGATGGTACTGAGCGAATCACGCAGTTAAATAGATCCGTTGAAAACAATCTTTGGGAACAGGTAAAAGATCTTACAGCTCAGGTATACAACCATCTAGGTTTAACTCAGGGAATTCTCGATGGAACAGCTGATGAAAAGGTAATGATCAATTACTACAATAATACAATCACTCCAATCTGCTCAGCAATTTGTGATGAATTTAAAAGGAAATTCTTAAGTAGGACTGCTCGTACAAGAGGGCAGTCTATTGTTTTCTTTAGAGATCCTTTCAAGCTTGTTCCAGTCTCTCAGTTAGCTGATATTGCAGATAAGTTCAGAAGAAATGAGATTATGACCTCAAATGAACTTAGGGCAAAGATTGGACTCAGACCTTCTAAGGCTGAGAATGCAGAAGAGTTAAGAAACCCCAACTTAAATAAAGCAAATGAGGAACTAAAGCAAGATGCTGCTGATTCAGGTGCTGGACAGAACCTTGATGATGTAACTGAGCTTATTAACAATGTTTTGGCAAAAGGAGAATTACTAAATGCCTAAGTATGATTTTACAGGTTGGGCAAGTAAAGCTAATGTCCTTTGCTCAGACGGTACCACAATTCGAGACGGCTGCTTTGCACAGCAGGATGGAGAAACAGTACCACTTGTCTACATGCACAATCACAACGATATCGGACAGGTACTCGGTCATGCAATTCTTCATGCTGTAAATGGTGGAACAAGAGTTGAAGGCTACTTCAATAACTCTCCAGCAGGTCAGGCAGCTAAGGAAGCACTTCAGAATGGTGACATCAGTTCGCTCTCAATCTGGGCCAATCAGCTCAAGAGAAAGGCTGGAGACATCTATCATGGAGTGATTAAAGAAGTTTCAATTGTGATTGGTGGTGCTGATCCTGAAGCAAGGATTGACAGTGTTGTTGCTCACGGTGAGCTTTCAGAGGACGAAGCTGAGATTTGGGGCTTTGGTGCACCTGAGATTGCTCATGCCGATGACGAAGAAGACGAAGAGGAAGAAATGACAGAAGAAACTAACAAGAAAGAAGATAATGCCAACTCTGAAGAGACTGTTAAGGATGTCTTCAATACTTTAACAGATAAACAGAAGAAGGCAGTTGCTATCATTGTTGGTCAGATTCTTAAAGAACAGAAGGATAATTCTGACAATGATACAAAGCCGGCTGAAAAGAAAGAAGAAAAGAAACCGGAAGAGAAGTCTGAAGTTGAGCATACTGACAATAGTGATGATGCTCAAAATGATGAAGGCGAAGATGAAGAAACAGTCAAGGATGTTTATGACACTCTGAATGAGAAGCAGAAGAAGGTTGTTGCATTCCTTGTTGGTGCGGCCATTAAGCAGGCCAAGAACTCTAAGAATGATGAAGGAGATACTACTGTGAAGCATAATGTGTTTGAAGATGGCGCTGTAAACGCAAACAATGAATACCTTAGCCACGATGATATGGCTGTACTCATCAAGGATGCAAAGACACTTGGTGGTGGTTCAATGAGGGAGGCTTTCAGAGCTGCTGTAGAGTCTGGAGCAATCGCTCATGCCGATCCAGAGACAAACGGAACAATGGGAACTGATTATGGTTTCAATAATGTTGATTACCTGTTCCCGGATGCTAGGTCTGTCAACAACCAGCCTGATTTCGTTACCCGGAACATGGATTGGGTTGACCAGGTACTTGGCGCAGTTCATCGGACTCCGTTCTCTCGTGTAAAGTCCGTTCATGCAAACCTTACTGAGGATGAGGCTCGTGCAAGAGGATATATCAAGGGTAACTTCAAGAAGGAACAGGTATTTAAGCTTCTGAAGAGATCTACAGATCCGCAGACAGTTTACAAGAAGCAGAAAATGGACAAGCAGGACATTGATGATATTACAGAGTTCAACGTACTTGCTTGGATGAGAACAGAAATGCAGTTCATGCTTCGTGAGGAAGTTGCTCGTGCAATTCTGATCGGTGATGGGCGTCCTGATTCTGATGATGCAAAGATCGAGGAGAATCATATTCGTCCAGTTTATGACGATGATGACTTCTACACGATTAAGTTTGCTGTTGAGGTTCCGGAATTTGCATCTGATGACGAGAAGGCTATGGCTCTTATGAGGGCTCAGCTCAAGGCTCGTAAGCTGTACAAGGGTTCTGGTAATATGACCTTCTATACAACTGAGGATAATCTTACTTCCGTGCTTCTGCTTGAGAATGGTATCGGTGAGAGAATGTATAAGTCTGAGGCTGAGATCGCTACTGCAATGAGAGTGGCCGGTATTCAGACTCTTGCTCCGATGGAAGGACTTCAGATTGAGATCCCTGATTCAACTGGCGGAACAAAGACTAAGTACGATGTTGCAGGTATTGATGTAAACCTGATTGACTACAATATTGGTACAAATGGTGGTGCTAAGACCGACTTCTTCGACGACTTCGATCTTAACTACAACCAGCAGATCTGCCTGTATGAGACTCGTCTCTCCGGTGCAATGATTAAGCCGATGAGTGCAATCACCTTCTACTTTAAGCCGGTTAAGAAGACTACACCATCTGGCCCGGTGCAATAATTAAGCCGATGAGTGCAATCACCTTCTACTTTAAGCCGGTTAAGAAGACTACAACATCTGGTGGCTGATCTCTAATTAATGATCAAAATGGAGGCTAATCTTTATGATGTGGTATGGGCAGATTGCGTTTAGTCATCAAACAAAAGATGAAACTGGAGTGGTTGACGATCATCCAATTCTGAAAAATTACTACGGACAAGTGATCCGTAATTCAAAGCGAGATCAACTCCAAAATATCAATCCAAATCTCTCCATTACCAATCAAATCAGTGTAATAGCTGATCCATTCTTAGAGACTAGCTTCCATGATATTTTATACGTAACTTTCATGGGATCAAAGTGGAGGGTTTCTTCAGTTGAAGTTCAACCAAATAATCCACGTTTAACGATTAATATTGGCGAACTATACAAGGAAGATATAGGAGAGACGAATTATGACGAGGGTTGAATTGGGGAAGAAACTTGAAGAGATTCTTGGTTCAGATCAAGTATATTTTCAACCAGGGACTAATACCAAGTTTAATCGTTACCCAGCAATAGTGTATCAGTTTGAAGGCTTTAGTGATCGTTATGCTGGAAACAAAAGATACATTAGTTACGGACGTTACACAGTTACGCACATATACAGAAATGTAAAGGAAAGTCTTAAAGATGTTCTCATGGATTCATTTCCGTTTATTACGTTTGAAGATGAATTGAGAGCAGACGGACTTTACAATGATGTTTACACTATATTTTGCTAAAGAAAGGATTTTAATATGGCAAAACTTACATGGGATGGCGCTGGAGAAAGACTCTATACTCTTGGCGTTGAGAAGGGCGTTCTTTATAGAGTCACTAACGGTGTCTATAATCAGGGATACGCTTGGAATGGTCTTACTTCTGTGACTGAGTCTCCGTCTGGAGCAGATGAGCAGAAGTTCTATGCCGATAACATGCAGTACGGTTCCATTAGAGGTACTGAGGATTTCGGTGGTACGATTGAGTGCTACTATTATCCGGATGAGTTCGGTGAGTGCAATGGAGAGATCGAGATTGCTACCGGTGTTAGGGGTAATCAGCAGACAAGAAAGCCGTTCGGTCTGTCTTACGTTAATAAGATCGGCAACGATACTGACGGTATGGATCACGGCTATGAGCTTCACCTTATTTATGGCGCTACCTCATCCCCGTCTGAGAAGCAGCATCAGACAATTAACGATTCTCCGGAAGCAGAGACGATGAGCTTTGAGTTCGCTTGTATTCCAGTTAAGACTTCATTCTCTGAGAAGCCGATGTCTCATATCGTGATCAACTCTACTACTGCTGATAAATCTAAGCTCTCTACTCTTGAGGGTATCCTTTATGGCTCCGAGAATGCTGAGGCTAGACTTCCGCTTCCAGATGAAGTTAAGACTACTCTCGCAGCAGCTTAAATTACAATTGAATAACGACTTAATGAGGGTGGGCCATTTCGGTCTGCCCTCTTTTTAATTGATGAAAGGAGCACAATAAACAAATGTATAAGATTACAGAAAAGTATACCGATTACGACGGAACTGAAAGAACAGAAGATTTCTACTTCAATCTTACTGAAGCAGAAATTACTAAGATGGAATTTGGTGTTGAAGGAGGTCTTTCTGCAAAGCTGAACAGAATTATTGCAGCAAAGGATACTCCAACTCTTATTAATATCTTTGAGGATCTGATTAAGATGTCTTATGGTCAGAAATCTCCAGATGGTAGAAAGTTCCTAAAGAGTGAAGAATTAACTAAGGATTTTACGGAGACAGAAGCTTACTCTCAGATTTATATGAGACTTGCAACAGATGCAAAGGCCGCAACAGAATTTGTAAACAATGTTATACCGAAGAAACTTGCTGCAAGAGCTAAGGAAATTGAATCTCAGGGTAAGGTAACTCCGATTGCATAAACATGTTCGATATATTGGACATATCAATTCAAGGAGGGGAGTTTTGGGATTCAGCTACTGAAACATTTATTAATCTAAAACCAATAACTCTACACCTCAAGCATTCACTAATCTCTCTTACAAGATGGGAACAGCATTACAAAAGAAAGTATTTAAGTGATGGACCAAAAACGATTGAAGAGAATCTCTATTACATTTGTTGCATGGTTCTAAATAAAGATGTTCCAAATCTAGATTTGTATGTAAGGCAGATTAACCAAAACGATTATGAAAGAATACAAAGATACGTTCAAGATGATATGACGGCAACTACACTTCCTCCTCAACCGAAGAGCGATAAAAAACCTGAACCATTATCAAGTGAACTTATCTACTACTACATGACTGGACTTAATATCCCTTTTAGTTGCGAGAAATGGCATCTTAGTAATCTTCTAATGCTTATTAATATTGCGAATATTAAAAACCAACCAGAAGATAAGAAAAAGAAGAGATCCTCGGCAGCAATTATGCACGACTATTCTGCACTTAATAGAGCTAGAAGAGCAAAGTTACATACTAAGGGATAAGTTTGAAAGGACTCTCAATATGGCAAAGAATCTTGTAATTCATATGACTCAGAAAGGAAACTTCAATAATACGTTTAGATTTCTTAAAGCCATGAAAGAGAGATCGTGGCTAAGGAATCTGGACAAATATGGACAGATTGGTGTTGAAGCATTGAAAGCGGCTACTCCAAAAAATAGTGGGCTTACTGCTAATTCTTGGAAATATGAAATAGCGGATAACGGAAAGAGCCTTTATATCAATTGGTACAACACTAACGTTGTTAAAGGTTATTTTAATGTTGCTCTCATGCTTCAACTTGGTCACGGAACTAAACAGGGATACTGGGTTAAAGGAGTGGATTATATCAATCCAGCTCTTGCACCAGTATTCGATAAAATAGGAGCAGATGTTTGGGAGGAGGTAAAGAATAGTTGAGTACGACAGTTGATCAACGCGTTGTCTCAATGCAGTTTGACAATGCACAATTCGAAAAAGGAGTCCAGCAGACTCTTACTTCTCTGAACAAATTAAATACTTCTATTGAACAAAACACGAAAGTAAATAGTGGAAGGAGCTTGGATGGATTAGCCAAGTCTCTTGACACAATTAAATATAGAGCAGCTCAGGTAGCAGTTACAGCAAATGATCTTTCCAATAAATTCTCTGTTGTTGGGACTATTGGAAGAAGGGCTATTGAGAATGTGACTGACTCTATGTATGGACTTGCCAAACAGGCTGCTGGTGTTATTACAGGTATTACTCAAATTAGTGATGGCTTTGGCAAGTATCAACAGAAAGTCGGTGCTGTTTCAACTCTTATGACTGCTACTGGTGCTTCGATGGAAGAAGTAACCAAGGCAATGACTGAATTGCAGTGGTTTACTGATGAGACTTCATACAACTTTGCAGATATGATTGATACAATGTCTAAGATGTCTGCAAGTGGAGAAAAGGATTTAACTAAGCTTTTAAGATTCACTGAGGGTTTCGCACTTGCAGCAGCAAAGGCAGGCGTTGGTGCGGAGAAAACCTCTCACGCGATGTATCAGCTAACTCAGGCTGCTTCAAGAGGTTATATTCAATACCAAGACTGGCAGCAGGCATTGGGTACGACAAACATTGCAACCGATGACCTTAAGAGAAGAATGATTGAAGCTGGTGGTGCTCAAGCTATTGCGGCTGGAGCAAACAAAGATTTTAATAGCTCTCTTAAGAAAGGCTGGTTGACTATCGATACTTTTGGTAAGGTTATGAACGACTTTACACAGGGTATTAATGAAGCTAACTATGCAAATGGTAAATTTACAGATTCTTTGAGCGGAGGTAAGAACTCCACAACTAAATTCTCTGAGGAAGCTTTTAGATGTGCTCAGGAATGTAGAAGTTGGGCCGATGCTGTAAATGCTGTAAATGATGCGGTTGGATCAGGGTGGAGCGATTCATTTGAACTTATTCTTGGTAATGTAGAGGAAGTAAAAGCTTTATTTACCGGAATCGCCAACGTTGCAATTAGTATTAGTGAAGAGTTTTCTGAAGCAAGAAATGCTATTCTTGAAACTTGGAATGAGCTTGGTGGTAGAACCGATTTACTTCAAATTATTGTAAACCTTATCAACGGGATTCACTATGCAATTGAGCCGATCAAGGAAGCATTTGAAGAGACGTTCGGTGGAATGACTGGTGAGAATCTTAAGACAATTACTGGAAATCTTTCTGACATGTCAAGCAAACTACTTCTTACTCAGGAACAGATGAACCATATTAGAGATATATTTCTTGAAGTATTCGGAACAATCAAAACTGTTATGGATATTGTTAAGAGATACCGGTCTCAGATATCTTATGTTGTTAGAAGATATATAGTCATTTCTTCAATTCTTAAATCTATTCGAAAGATTATTTATGGTGGACTTGGGTTAACTAAGCTCTTTGCGATTATTAAGCTGCTTATTGGATTAGAAATTGCTTCAAGACTTTTCAATACACAAGGGCTTCTTCAAAAAATTATTGGTATTGTTGGTGTTCTCGGTTCAAAGATTTCTGGAATTGTTTCTTTAGTAAAAAGAATAGATTTTAATGGAATCTTTAGTGGAATTATTAATACCATCAAAAATTTTGACTTCAATTCAGTATTAACTTCCGCTGAAAATGTAATTTGGAAATTAAAAGATCATATAATTAAACTTATAAGCAGAATTAATGTATCTAGAATTACTTCAAAAATTGTTCCAGTTCTTAATGGAATTAAAACAATTATTGAAAGAGCGTTTAAAAATATTGATTTTAGTGGAATTATTAATGCTGCAAGAAACAAATTTATAGTGTTTGAAAACATTGTTTCAAATGTGATTCAGAGACTAAATCTGACTTCAGCATTCAGAAAAGTTGGAGTAGTTATTAGTAATGTTCTTAACACTTTTTATGGAGGTCTTAACAAAATTCTTGGATTAGGATTTGGTAAGAAAGCAAATAATTCTATCCAGAAGATGGCTTACGTAAGTACAGATAGTATTAAGAAAGTTCAGAAAACAGGATTCCTTTCGAAAGTTATTAAGCTTCTCCAAACTGTTGGAAAAGCAATATCTGTAACTGTTAATGCAGTACTTCAGAACTCTGGAATGCTTTTAAACAGATTAAAAGAGTTTAACGTTGTTAACACTCTCAAAATGGGTTTCCAGGACTTCTTCAATGTTGTAAAAGGATTATTCAGTTTCTTAGGTGGAGCTATATCTTATCTTGGTGCATTCAAGAATGGAGCAATTAATACTGTTCTTGAGACTTCTTCTTATTTGATTCAGCACATTATCAGTGGTATCAAAAATCTTATAAACTTTGTTGGAATAATTTTTAATTTTGAAAATCCTCTAACTTCTCTTATCGAAGCGGTTAAATCTGGTCAGCAGTATGTGGATCAGACAGGTGATAATATTGCAAAGCTTTCTACTCCATTAAAAGATGCTGGCGAAAGAACAGCTACTCTTGCTTCTAATATGAAAGATGCAGGTGGAGCAGTAGGAGTTCTTGGCTCAGCACTGAGTGGTGTAGTTGCTTATGTTAATGGTGTATCTAATGCTATTAGCGATGGTATTAGTAATGCTGTAAATGATCAAGGACCTCTTGGAAAATTTATTAGATTCTTTACATCTATTAACTGGCAAAAGATTTTAAGTATTGGACTTATTTTTGCATACATTAAGAATATGAGAGTCTTAAATAAGACCATCAGCAATTTCTCAACAGGTCTTAATAATATTGTGACAGCTTTCACTGGTACTATTAAAGGAGCAATTAAAGGTATTAGTTCTGGCTTTAATACTATGACATCAGCCATTGCGAATTACTACAATTCTTTAACTAGAATTAATAACTATAAGATGTTTAAGCAAGTTGCAATTGGTATTGCAGCAATCGCCGGAGCCCTTGTATTACTATCATTTGTTCCTGTTGATAGACTTGTACAAACTGGTGCAGTACTTATAGTAATTTCTGCGGCCATTCTTTTCTTTGCAAAGAGAATGTCAAAGGTTTCAAAGGACGTTAATCCTGTAGGTCTTGCAGCTCTTGCAGGAGGATTCTTAGTATTCGCTCTCACTCTTCTTGAGGTTGCAAGCATTCTTGCTATTGCAACTGCTGTTGTCAATCATGTATTCGATTCTTCAAAGAGTCTTGGAGAAGCCGTAGCAAGGCTTATTGCACCATTAGCTATAGTTATGAGTCTTTGCTTAACTGTAGCGACCTCTCTTGGAATTCTTATCATGTCATTTGCTGCAATTGGAAGTTCTGCAGAAATTATTGGAGCAGGTGCATTAGCATTGGCTAAAGCTGGTGGCGGAATGGTAGCTTTTGCTGCAGGATTGATCGCTATTGAATTAGCCCTTAATGCTGCAGTTCCACTAATGAAATTATTCGTTGGACAAATGAATAACGTCTTCACAGCAGTACAGCATCTTATAGGCGAACAGATTGTAATCCATGGAAAAGCTGCTGGATGGATTAATATAATTGTAAAAATTTCAGCTGTGATATTCACAATCATGGTTCTTGTTAAAGCGGCTGAAGTAATTTCAAATATGCTCTCAAAGATGACTCTCAAAATGGCAGGGTCAATTCTTGTGCTTACTATTTCTCTTGTTTCCTTAGCAGTAGCTTTGAATATTCTTAGTTGGAGTAGTGGTGAATACGCTAAGATATTCATACTTCTTTCCGAGTCTATGATTGTAATGATTGGTGCATTTTCAGCACTTCAAAGACTCAATATTGATAAAGCTGCCGACGCAATTTCAAAGATAACGACAGGAATGGTTAAAATAGCTATTGCCGCTGTGATCCTTAACTTAGCTGTAAAAGCGTTCGGAGAGATGGATCCAAATGTTATGCTTCAAGGGCTTGCCGGAATTGCTACAGGTATATTTGCAATGTCACTTGCTGTCAAAGCTCTTGATGATGTGAACGTTGGTAAAGTAGCAGCAGCAATGCTTGGACTAGTAGTAAGCATGTATTTGCTCACTCCGTTAATTGCGCTCTATGGAATTGCTTGGCCTGTTCTTGCAAAAGGTATGATGGTTGTAGCCGGTGGTATGCTAGCTCTAGCTACTGCTTGCAAACTTATGGAAAAAGCAGACTTTGCAAAGACTCTTTTCAATATGGGAGTAATGATTGTAGCTGTTTACGCTCTCAAAGAAATTCTCATGGAGCTTCAAGGAATTCCAGTGGAACAATTAACAGGAACTGCAGTAGCTCTTTCTGGAACAATTTTAGCTCTTGCCATTGCAATAGATATGATAAATGTCATAACTCAGAGTCTGGATGCAGGTGATCTTGGAACGTTTATAGCATCAGTTGCAGCTATGTCGGGTGCTGTTGTAGTTCTTAGTTATTGTATGACTATGCTTGCTGCAATTCCTGGCGAGCAGGTTATGGTTATTGCTGGAGCTATGGCCGTTGCTATGATGTCATTCTCAGCGGCTGCTATGCTACTTGCTGCTGCAACTCAGATTCTTGAATCAGCTAATGTTCCTGCAATGGCCATTATGATGATCGTCTTTGCGGCAAGCCTGAGCGTATTGTCTTTAGCACTTTCAACTCTTTCCGAAGTGCCTACTATGACCATTATTGCAACAATAGCTTCTTTCACAATTGCTATCGCTGCTCTTGTAGCTGTATTTGCTTTAGCTGGTCCTTATATAGATGCTGCTATTCCAGCAATTGAAGCACTTTCAGTAGTTTTATTGTCAGTATCTGCAGTAATGATCTCATTTGGTCTTGGTGCAGTGCTATTCAGTCAGGCTATTCAGAATATTGTGTCTGCAATTTCTCAGTTGCTTGGAGTTGCACAGTCTTTCATTATCTTTATTGCTGGCATGTCTACTCAAGCATTAGGGATTACAGAAATGGCTGGTGCTCTTACGTTGCTAGGACTTGCTCTCATTCCTCTTTCACTTGGTATGAGTGCTGTATCTGTAGCTGGAATGCTGTTTGCTGCAGCTCTTATATCAGTTGGCACCGCAGCAACAGTATTTGGAGCTGGATTGTTAATTGCATCTGCTGGTGCTATGGAATTCAGAGAAGTTGTAATTACTGTTGCAAACGATGTTCAAAATATAGCTAGTAAAGCTATCCAATGGGGATCCGATATGATTAACGGATTTGCAAGTGGTATTAGAAGTGGTATTGATGCCGTTGCTGGTGCTGCTAGTGCTGCCGCTAATGCTATTGCAGGTTTCCTTCACCATTCAACACCTCCATATGGTGCTCTTGCTGGAGATGACCAGTGGGGGTTAGAATTAATGGGAGTGAACATTGGTGGTGGAATGCTTAAAGGTCTTCCTATTGTTGGACAAGTTGCTTCGAGTGGCGCTTCACTTATTAAGAATAATTTCCTTTCTGGTGTTCAAGGAACAGGTACAACAGCCAATGGAAATATATTAAGTGAACTTTGGAGCGGTATTGACAACTTCTCAAGTGCTGGTGCTGCTGCTGGTAATGCTTATGCTTCTTCAATGTCGGGAGTTATTAATAAATTCCTTGCTAAACTTCAAGGCGGTGTTCGTAAGATCACAATCAAGAAGACTGGTAATGAAGCCCCTATCAAAGGTATTTGGGAAGATAGTAACGGCAATACTCTTGCAATGGAACAACAGAAGCAAGATGTAAACAGAGATTCTATCATTAGCCTTGAAGATCTTATTCCAAAAGATATTAAAAGTGATGATAAATCACTTACATCTAATAATAAATCACTTCCGTCTGATGGCGGAGGCGGATTAGGCTCCGGTAAGAAAGGAAAAGGCGGAGGAGGTTCCGGATCCAAGTCTGATAGTGATGCAAAGAAAGCAGCAGAAGAAGCTGCCAAACGCCAAAAGACCATAAATGAGTATACTGAGAAAGCTACTCGTGTAACCAATGCTTACAATAAGTCTTATGGATATTTGCTCAATCAGTTTGGTGATGGAACTCCTATTGAGAACTCCAAGAAAGCCATTTCTGATCTTGCTGAAACACTGTATAAAGCTGGACTAACTTCTACTGAAACTGCTGATTCAACCGTAGATCATGAACGGGCTGTAGCAGAAGCATTTAATAAAGCTTATACCACAATTTATGACAAAATTAACGGATCAATAGATCTGTTTACAAAATTTGATAACAAGATTAAAGATACAGCCGACACCAAAACAATTATGCAAAATGCAAGATCTCAAATTGCTGGTGTAACAGAAATGGCTGTTGATTATGGCGAACTTGCAAAGAAAGGTTTCAATCCAGAAATCGTTGCAAAGTATTGTGATGGATCTGTAGAGAATCTTGGTCATGTTCACGAGATGCTCATGATGAATACTAAACAAGTTGAAATCATGAATCAAGCTTGGAATATGAAAAAGCAAGTTTCAAACTATGGTGCTTCGATGGCAATGGCTGCTCAGGCAACTGCAATTCAGACTCAGAAGCTTAGAGAAACTGTAAAGACTCAGCATGAAGTAGAAGATCAGGCAAAATCTCTTTGGAAAACATATCAAGATCAGATGGATTCAGGTCTGCTTGATGATGCATCTAAGACTCTCGATAATATTTATAAACTTGCTGAAGCTAATAATACAACTTTTGATGAGCTTAAAGGCCGTATTGATGGAACTAAGCAGACTGCTGAAGAAGCGACATTGAAAATGATGGATCTTCAGTCTCAATCTCTTGCAACACTTAAAGAATATGAGAAAGAGTATGAGAATATGTACGATAAGATGGGTAAGGCACTTGATTCGCTTTATACATCTTTCGACAAGCTCGAGCTCAAAACTGATACTTCTTCAAGCGATATGCTTGAGAATCTTGAAACGACAAACGATTCCATTGAGCAGTGGTATGAGGAACTGATGGATCTTTCTGAAAGAGGTCTCGATCAGAAGGTTCTTTCACAACTTGCTACCTCTGGTCCTCAAGGATATGAACAGCTTCATGCGTTTGCAGAAATGTCTGATGAAGAACTTGACGAAGCAAATGACCTTCTTAAGAGTAGAGCTGAAATGCTTCAAATGGCTCAACAGGAGTTTGCAGATGTATTTGCAAAGAATTCAGTTGGCGGTCTTGATGCGTTCAATGATGCTCTTAACCAATATACAGAAGGCTCCGATTTTGAGGCAGCAAAAACTCAAGCAGAAGCAATTGGCTCTGGTGTGGCTGATGCGCTCAAGAAAGGAATCTCTGATGGCACAGTTAATCTTGTTGACCAGGCAAAACAGACTGGCGCAGAAGCTAACTCGGCAACTGGAGAAAATCTAAATGAGGAGAACGGTTATCAACATACTGCGAACTTCATGAAAGGTATGCTCAGAGGCATTGAAGACTATAAACAAGAATTATTAGATGAAATTGATGAAATTACAGAACTGTCTTCAGATGAGGTCTATGATGGATGGGAAGAGGGATCTCCTTCAAGATTGACTAGAAAGTATGCTGGATGGTTTATTGAGGGTATGGTGAGAGGTTTTAAAGACAATACTCAGCACCTTCTCGCAACCGTTAGTACAACTGCTGATTCTGTTTCTGGTGTAGTAAATAATGCTCTTCAAACAGCATCGAATTTGCTTATTGGAGACATGAACGTCAATCCAACAATTACTCCAGTTCTGAATTTAGCAGATGCTCAAAATGGAATTAGAGAATTGAATGGAAATCTTGGTAGAAATCATCTCGATCTTAATTTGGTTCCTAATACTCAAATGGGCCCAATCATGACTAACATGGAAAGTCAAAATCTTAGGAATGTCGATCTTGCAAATCGGGATCGAACACCTAAGAATAACAACTTCAATTTCACACAGAACAACTACTCTCCTAAGGCTCTTAGTAGAGTTGAGATTTACAGGCAGACAAGGAGCCAGATCGCTCAAGTGAAAGGTATGGTGAACGCGAATGCTTAAATCTGTAACAGTTACAAACCCCTTAGGACACAAGTTGAAAATGATACTCTCAAACCCTGATTACTCAGGTATTCTTATCACGAATATTGATGGACTCGGGGCTGAGAAAGCAAATATTTATACAACGGATTATGGATCTATTGATGGATCATTCTATAACTCTTCACGGTTACCAGAACGAGACATTGATTTGACCCTTATGCCGATTATAACTAATGGTATCTATGAATATGATGGTTCTCAGTGGAAATTGAATAGACACTCAAGATCCATTGAGGACCATAGATTAAAAATATATGAATACTTTCCAATCAAACAGAAAGTAACTTTAACGTTTGAAACAGATTCAAGAATTGCTGAATGTGAAGGGTATGTTGCAACTAATAAACCAGATATATTCGAACAGAATGAAACGTTTGCAATTACTGTAACATGCCCAGATCCTTACTTCTATGACGTACAGAGTTATGATGGAATTACTATAACTCAGTTTACAGCAGTAGAAAAGCAATTCCAATTCTTTGGTAGAGAGTCATTCCAGAAAGCATCCAAAGAGGGATTTAAGAGTATCAATGAGATAGATTCACTTAAAGACATTGTAAAGCAATTTGGATGTAAGTATTGGGATGACTCTTCTACTATTGAACCAAAAGAAGACTTCAGAACAAATGGCGATCAAATGGTTTCAAATAAAGTGAACGATTCTATCAATGAGGTAACTTGGGAGACTTCTAAAGATTTAGATGGATTAACGAACGGAGACTTAATCGCTTTTGTTCCATGGAATTATGCAGGGTTAACGAAGACTTATCTTAAGATTGGTAACACAACTTATACGATGTATGATAAAACTTCGAATTACTTTACAGCAACATCTTATGAGAACACTAAGAATCTTGGGCAAGTAACTGATGATCCTCATTCTTTAATTCATATAATGTCCGATGCTCAGTATCCATTTAAGTATAAGAATAGTCAAGTCTTAATGATTCTGAAATACTCTGACAATCGGATTTATGTAGAAGATTACACTTACAATGGCCAGCAAGATCGTACAGTAGATGAACCACTTAAGACGGACATTCCTCTTGAAGTAAAGCCAAACCAATTCTCAAAATACTGGAAGCATATTAATTTCGGTAACAAAGCTTCAGTATTTGAAAGAGAGATTAATTACTTTGGAGATGTACAACTTGGAGCAAAGTTTATTGTTGATATTTCTGGTGAAGTAAGAGACTTTGAGATTTATAACGTAGACACTCGTACAAGTATAGCATTTGATGATGAGAAGATTAAAGCACTGACTGGAGAGTATCTTCACTCAGGCGATCAGATTATTCTCAATACTGTAAAAGGTGAGAAATACGTTAGACTCATTCGCAACGCAACAACTTACAGTTTACTGAACTGTATTAATAGTAATGCTGATTGGTTCTTATTAAACATTGGAGCCAACACATACTCTTATACAGCAAGTGCAACAGAAGCTGTGCAAATGGAAATCAGAAACAGAACAGCTTTCATAGGTATTTAAAAGATGGATATATACGTACTTGATGAAAACTTTAACCGATTAGAAATAGTAGACGTTTATACATCTTTTATTTGGACTGACAGATATTGTGGATCTGGAGATTTCGAATTGGTGGTATCTGCCAATACTAGAATGATTGATATTCTACAAAAAGACAGATACCTCTCAATTGAAGATTCTGAATTCACAATGATAATTGAAGATGTAGAGGTTACAACTGATAATGAAGACGGTGACCAATTAAAGGTTACCGGAAGAACTCTTGATTCAATACTTGACAGAAGGGTAATTTGGGGGTTATCTCAACCGTCTGGTTCATTGCAAGACGCCATTGAGAGACTACTAAATGAGAACGCTATCAATCCATCAGATGAGAAGAGGCGAATACCAAATCTTATATTTGAGAAGTCTACTGATAAGTCAATAACAGACTTGATGATAGATGCTCAGTATTTTGGCGATAACCTTTACGATACAATTCTTAAACTTTGCCAAGGAGAGTATCTTGGATTTAAAGTTACTCTCAATTCTTATCACAAGATGGTATTCAAGCTTTACAAGGGATTAGATCGAACATTCTCTCAAACTAAAAGAACAGCGGTAGAGTTTAGTGCTCGGTTCGATAACTTGATGAGTACAGATTATATTAGATCAGATAAAGAGTTAAAGAACGTATCATTCATTGGTGGAGAAGGTGAAGGAGCAGATAGAAAGACTTCATGGGTCTATACAACAGCCGGTCTTGATGTATTTAAGATTAAAGCTATTCCATCCGGATTGAAGAGAAGAGAGATGTTCACTGATGCAAACTCAGTATCATCTAAAGTCAGAGATGCAGATGGCCATGAAGTTGCCTTAACCGATGCTCAGTATCTTGAGAAATTGAATCATGAAGGTAGACAGGACCTTTCTGAAGTTGAAGGAGTTACAACATTCAGTGGAGAGGTCAACGCCAACATTCAGTTTATTTATAAACGCGATTTCTATCTTGGTGACTTGGTGCAAATCCAAGATAAATACGGTAATGAAGGCATCAGTAGAATTGTAGAAGTGATACATTCTGATGACTCTCAAAATGGTCTTCAGATGTACCCTACATTCAAATCTGATGATGACGATGATTGGAGTGGAACAGCTTCAATTGATGGTAATATTTATGTCATCTATTCTATTGCAGGAACAGGTACAACTTATATTGATGGAAATATCAGAGTTGATGGTGGCTGCATAATTAATGAACTTCAGAGTCTTAATGAAATGTTTAAGACTTATAAAGACATTAAGAAAGATGACGGAATAGAAACACCTGATGTAAAGTTGTTACATGCTTCTGATCAGATTGGGTGGACTATACCAGATGATGATAGATTCAATTCAGTTGAGAAAGAGTATCCTGGACTTTCTTGGGTTGGGCAGTCTGATTCAGTAAGGCTTGTTCCAAGGAAGATTAAGGGAGGCAAGCTTGAGTTAAGAGCTTACTTTGGAGATGATGACTCAAATGGACTTACTATCTATAATGCTGCTGGACAACAGACTGCAATGATTAGCGCCACTGGTATTGGCCATGTAACTTCACTCAAGATTAATAATAAAGACTATCCGGAGACTAAGTAAATGGCAGAAGAATCAAATATTGACGGTAATTTGAATGTTAAAGGAACACTCTTTACCAAAGATCTGAATGTCTCTGGTACCGCTTACATTGACAAAGTTGAGACAAAGGGTCGAATCAGAACACAAGCCGGACTTGATACTGATGGAATTAGAATGGCATTCAAGGACGGAGTTGGAGGTTCGATCGAGTGGCCAGATAGCGGTAACTGGAAGAAGGAACAAGAAGGAGAGGAGACAGTCACATATCCATACGATTGCGGTGGACTTAAATGGACTGGCCAATCCGATAGTGTAAAAATTTGGTGTAGAGAAACAGCTAAAAATAACCTAGAGCTTTGTATTCAGTTCGGAGATGATGATTCTAATGGATTAGTAATCTATAGTTCTTCCGGTCAAGAGGTTGCAAAGATTAGTGCCACTGGTGCTGCAAGTTTTAAACAGTTCTTTGTAGGAGATAAAGAAATCCTTCCAACTGAAGATATCGAGTCTTTAAGGAAGAATAACGAATCGCTACAAAAGACTGTAGATAAATACAAAGCTAAATATGGTGAACTAACGGAATGAGGTAATTAAATTGGTAACATCAGGATTTTTCAATTCCAAGGAAGGTGACAGACTCTATGACGCCAGTGAGTTTGGAGCAATCTTTGATGGTGTAATTGCAGATGGCGTCTATATGGGAATCGGAAACCACTTCGTAGTTAGCCCTGGTGACGGAATGAGAGTTAATGTTGGAAGTGGAAGAGGATGGTTTAATCACACTTGGATTCTCAATACAGCAACTCTTGAATTAAACATCGATCCAGCAGAAGTAGTTTATAAGAGGGTCGATGCTGTAGTTATTGATGTTGACTCAAGAGATAATTACAGAACGAATTCAATTCAGATTGTAAGGGGAATTAAAGGAACTGCTACAACTGCTACAAGACCTATACTTGCGAATGAGGAGTATCATCACCAGTACCCTATTGCTTATGTGAATATTAAGCCTGGTGCTACCTCAATCACTCAAGGAGACATTGATCAGGTAGTTGGATTGAGTAGGGAGCGTGGCGGTACCCCTTACGTTAAAGGAGCTGTAGAAGAGCCAATTACTCTTGATTATCTTATTGATGCATGGCAGGTAGATTGGGATGAGAAACTGGCATCTCAGGAAGAAGATTTTAATAAATGGTTTGCAAATATTAAGACCACTTTTGGATCAGATCCTGCTGGTGGACTAATGAATGCCATTGATAAGATTAATGAAGAACTGACCTGGACTACTAAGACTATTACTGCAAGTGGATGGTCTAGTTCAACTATAGCTACACTTGGAGATGATATTCCTTACTACAGTTATCCCATAACATACACATCATTATATTCCGATGTTCCAACTATTGATAGGGCTCCTACTGGTAATCATAAAGTTCAGACAGTAGCAGAAGCTCAGGCATTCAATAAGATCATGGCTCCATCAGGTTGGGTGATCTGCGATACAGATGCTAAGACTATTACGCTGTATGCTAAGCAGAAACCTTCTACAACATTTGCGATTAGAATGCAGGGGGTAATCTAACATGGCAAATATTTTATGCAGAGTCTCTGGAGGTGGTGCTGCTAGTGGTACTGCCAAAAGAGAAAACGTATTGAACGGAAAAACTTTTGCTGCTGATGATGGATCAGATCTTGTAGGGTCCATGCCTGACAATACCGGTATCAATACTAATGGTAACTGCCCAGGAATCAGTAAGAATCTTCCTACCATTCCATCAAGGAAGGGATCAAACCTTCAGCAAACAGTTAATACTGTTAATGAGAATATCATTAGTATTGCTCCTCCAAAAGGATATTACAGCGGTGGAGAGTATGTTTCAGCACCATCGTCTCAGTTTGGCAATGCTATAAAAGAGCATGTATTGAAAACTGACACATTCACAAGTTTAAATGGTCTTAACACTGCTGGAACCATGGAGAATCATGGAAGTAATACGCAGATGAATTCTGTTGGAAGAAACGGTGATAATCTCTATATAAGAATTCCACAAGGTGCTTATCTTCAAAATGCTGGTAGTGGATATCCTGAAATTCAAGGAGCTGCCAGTGAGTTTATCAAACAGCTTAATGTCGCTTCTATAAGTTCTTTTAATGCAGCCCAAGTAGGTAGCCAGCAAATTCGACTTACTTGGGCTAAGCCATCAAGAGGAGGACTATATAGTGGAGTCAGAATTTGTGGTAAACAAGGTGGATGGCCTTCAAATCCAGATGATGGATCAATACGTTTAGACACTGGTGATACTTATTATGACACTGGAAGAGTTGGTACTGGAATGTGGTACTTTAGAGCATGGAGCTATTTCACATATTATAATAATCAAAGAAAATATATAGACAATCCTGCTCAAGCGTCTATAAATAATGTAACCATTTTTGGTTCTAAAGATTTTACATATTCTCAGTCGTGGCAAGTCCCATCGTTAGTAAGATCTATACAAGTATTTCTCGTCGGAGGAGGCGGTGGAACTCCAAACTTATATTCTAGCGGAAACAATTCCCAATGGGGAGGCGGTGGAGGTGGAGGATACACTTCTACTGGTTATTTAAATGTAACACCCGGAGAAAGCCTATCAATAAATGTCGGTGCTGGTGGCGGAGTAGGTGGAGCTGGTGGAACATCATCAATTTATCGAGGAGGAACTCAGCTTATATCAGCTGGAGGCGGAAATCCTGGCGGTGGTCCAGGAGGCAATGGAGGCTCTGGTGGAGGTGCTGGTGCTTACGAGAATGCTGGTAACGGCGGAAGAAACGGAGGAAATGGCGAAGCTCCATCTAGTAAATATAGCCCTACTGGAATTGGATACGGACAAGGTAGGACGACACACTGTCCATGGGATGATATAGCCTATGCCGGAGGCGGTGGCGGTGGAAGTGAGTGGAGTAGAGGTGGCGGATCAGCCTGGGATGGAGGCGGATCTGGTGGATCTGTCAATAATGCCAGCAATGGTCAAGCAAACACTGGTGGTGGCGCCGGTGGAAGTGGACATGATGATAGTACTGGAGGTTCACATGGTGCTTCTGGTGGATCCGGAATTGTTAGAATAAGGTGGTATTAATGTTAAACAAGTATGCACTGATTGTTGGCGAAGACGTTTTTGATGTTGGTGTGTTTAGAACTAGAGAAGATGCTTTTTATGTTGCTAGAGCAATTAAAGGCAATACTGCAATTGCTATTAATGTAGAGAATGTAGCTCTTGATTATAAGAATGGAAAATATAAAAATGGCAAATTCTATAACATTGATGAAAATGGAAATGAATATGAAGCTGAAATCATTCCAACACAAGAACAAGAAATAGATGGATTAAAGACTGCTAATGAACAATTAACACTTGCACTAGCTAGCATTATTGGTGGGGGTAGTGAATGAATAAACAGTTTCTTTATATTTTCTTAAATGCATTTAAAATTAGACTGCGAAATGGAGATACATTCGATGAAATTGTCTCATCGTATCCAAATATTTCTAATGAAATGATAAGTGTAATTAAAACAAAACTTCAAGAAACAGGAGATTTATCTAATGACAATAACTAAAGCTGATATTATTCGTAAACTTAGTTCAAGAAAATTTTGGGTATGCTTAGTTGCATTTGTTTCTGCTTTATTGACAGCTTTTAACGTTCCAGAAGCTTCAATCTCACAGGTTGTTTCTATTGTTATGGCTTTTGGTGCTCTTATCGCTTATATCTTTTGTGAAGGTTGGGTTGATAAGGCTAGAGCTGAAAATCAGACAGAAGTTGATAATAGCGGGGTAGATTAATGATTAGTAATTGCGGTCATGATGAGAATAATAGATATAGGGGTGGCGCAGCAGGCGATCAGACTGGCAAGGAATGGGAAATTATTCCTTGGTACAATAGGCCATGGAATGTTGTTTTAAGATTTACCGATGACAAGATTGCTAACATGATAGCTGATATGGCTGAAGCTTGTGCAAAAAACAATAATATTGGCTATGATCAGGATCAACGATATACGTTTTGGTATGCTTTAAAGGCTGCTGGTTTTGATCCATCTAAGATCAATCAATTATGCGAAGCAGATTGTTCATCCGGTGTCTCTGCTATTGTTAAAGCCACTGGCTATAGACTTGGTGTAAGTAAGCTCAAAGCTATTTCTATTTATACGTATTCTGGAAATATTAAAAATGTTTTACAGAAAGCTGGAGCAAATCTTTTAACAGATAAAAAATATTTAACGTCTGATCAGTATCTAAAAAGAGGGGATATACTTGTTTTGGAAAATCACCATGTTGCAATTAATATTACAACTGGACCTAAAGCAGAAGACTCTCAAAATGATTCTGAAAAAATTCCAGGGTGGGTACAATCTGGAAAAGATTGGTATTATAGAGTTAAACCAGGCGTTAATCAGCATGGCTTTGCTATAATTAATCATCATAAATACTATTTCGATTCAACAGGTAAAATGTTAAAAGGATGGTATCAAGTTAATGGAGAATGGTATTATGCACAGCCTGATGGAGAACTTGAAGGCGCGATGTATCATACAGATTCTCGAGGTGCGCAGGCCATTTGGAATCTTTAAGTTTCCCATACCTTTCCCACATTTTTCCCCACACACTTCAATAAATTATGATAAATACTTGCTGAAACGGTGAAAAGTGGTATATTAGCTTTAACCAAGTTTTTATCATATTTATTAATAGGAATGGGCAACAACCCGATGGTCGGCGCTACTGTATCCGTTGCAGTTGCTATAGCGGAAGCTGCAAAGGCAGGGAAGTTCTAAGGAATTTTCCCACATTTTTCCCACATGATTTTGGGTCAGATTGATGCTAAGTCATGTGGGAATTTTCTTTCTTAGTCCTGTAGCCAAGGTCGGTAAGGCAACGGAATTTGACTCCGTGATCGTTCGTTCAAATCGAACCAGGACTGTTTATAGGAGGCTGGAGAGGATATTTCTCGTCTAAAACTCATGGCCTTTCATTTTTTACATGACAAATGAGTACACACTCAAGTGATAAAGTGGGCGAAAAAGCGGCAAATTTGGCCATTTTAGGGCATTATACGAGCATGATCGAGGACTGATGCAGGAAAGCTGGTGGAGACATTGAAAAATACCTCTTCAAGGCGGTTACAGAAGGGAAATCCTATGCTGTTCTGAATCCTCCATGTAGTAAAGAATACTTCTACGTTCGTTACAGAGCATTCTTCTATTTACTCGATAAAGTCCGCTAATTTTTCATTCCATTTAATGAAGCTAGAAACTATTTATATTTTATAGGAGGTTTATTATGAAGAAATTTATTAACCAGATTGGACGTTTGATGTCAATTGTAATTATATGTTTGATGTATTGTTTTGTAATTTGTAAAAATTTGATTTTACTTGATTTGCATAAAATCAGTAAACTCGAATTTGAGCATAATATATGTGACGCATTATACGATAGTACTTGTAAAGCATTTACCGTTGACTTAATCAATATTAATGAGTTAGATGATTTATTTACAATAATTGCCGAGATAGAACGAACTGTATTAGGTCTTTAGCTTCAAGGAAGAGTTTTGGAACAAATTGTTCTGAGGCTCTTTCTTTTTATTTCGCGAAAAATACATAGATCTTAATGAAGGGATAAGAGGATCAAAGAGGATACCCACGCCTGAGGGACTTGGCCTATGAGAGGAGGCTGTAAAACGAATCAGGAATGTAACAGGTAGAGCTGACGGAGGTAGATAATGCGAGTAGGGAAGCTGGAAACGCTTTGGACATTATTCTTTTATTTTTGTTTTCGCGAAAAATTCACGCTCCTTAATGAAGAGAGAAAGGTGCAGATTGTAGATACCGTGAGGATCTAACGCCTATAGACAAAATAGTGCTACGATTCAGCAATGAATCGGGAATGATAAAGGCTTTGTTTGCGAATCTGTGACTGAGTGAAAGGACGGCTTACGCGCTCAACATTCTCTTTTTATTTTTATTTTTTATAAGGAGGACAATATGAAAGTAGAAATTAAGGATGGACAAATTGTTGGATATTCACGAATCGGGAAATGGGCAAATCAAAACAACATTTCCTATAAAGTTTTATCGAGAATGATCTATAATGGAGAGATCAGCAAAGATAATTACTTTGAGCTAGAAGGACTTGTCTTTATAAAAGATTCTCTAGTATTGCCAAAGGATCTATGTATTAAGCACAATAATAGAAGTCCAGAAAGGATTCTTGTTGAGAATCTTCACAAGCCATGCTCAAAAGAACAAATGATGGATGAAATGGAACA